GGCGCGGACCTGTACGGCGCGAACCTGTACGGCGCGAACCTGTACGGCGCGAACCTGTACGGCGCGAACCTGTACGGCGCGAACCTGGGCGGCGCGGACCTGGGCGGCGCGAACCTGGGCGGCGCGAACCTGGGCGGCGCGGACCTGTACGGCGCGAACCTGCGCGGCGCGAACCTGCGCGGCGCGAACCTGTACGGCGCGAACACCGATCAAGTTAAAAATCTGACGTTCGCGATCGTGCCGGAAGAAGGCGCTTTTGTCGGCTGGAAAAAGCTCGCAGGCGGCGTCATCGCGAAACTGGAAATACCCGCCGACGCAAAGCGCACGTCGACGACACGCAGTCGGAAAAATCGCGCTGAGTTCGTGCGCGTGCTGGAACTGTTCGGCGCCACCGAAGGGGTAAGCCAGCATGACCGCAAGACTACTTACTGCGTTGGCGAGATCGTTCGTCCCGATTCGTACAACGGGGACTTCCGTGAAGAGTGCACCAACGGTATCCACTTCTTTATTACCCGCGCCGAAGCCGAGGCTTACTAACATGAAAACCCTGATCCGCCGCTTCTTCCTGCGCCACCAGTTGCGCCACCTGACACACGAACTCGATTACGTGTTCGACGTGCGCCGCGAAACGGTTCGCCGCGAATCGCAACTGCGCCACCAGTTGCGCCACCTGACACACGAACTCGATTACGTGTTCGACGTGCGCCGCGAAACGGTTCGCCGCGAATCGCAACTGCGCCGCCAGGCTGAAGCGGTGAGTCTCGAACTCACCCGCATGGAAATGCGCCGCCATGCTTGAGAGCAAGGTCGAGCAGCACTTCGTCGACTGCGCTAACGCGCGGTGTGGCGAAGTGCGCAAGCTGGCCTACATCGGCCGCCGTGGCGCGCCTGATCGGCTGCTGGTGCTGCCGTATGGCCGCATCTTCTTCGTCGAACTCAAGCGCCCCGGCAAGGGCGCAGACGATCACCAGGCCCGAGAACATCAACGACTTCGCCGTATCGGCGCCGATGTGCGCGTGCTCGATACGCTCGAAGCCGTGGATGCTTTCTTTAATGAGGTTGCACCATGAACACCTACGTATCGTTCGGTCAGCGTCTTCAGATTGTGCGCAAGGATCTCGGCCTGACACAGAAGCAGGTCAGCGAAGCCATTCGGATGCACAAGTCAGAGGTTTCGGCATACGAGCGCGGCCGGCAGATGCCGACGTTCTGGAGCCTTTGCGAACTGGCCCGCGCGCTGAACGTTTCGATTGACTGGCTGGCCGGTCTGAGCGACGAGCGCCGAGCGCCGTCCGTTGAAGGTGGCGCCGTGAACCGCGAATCGCTCGACCTGCTTCTGCGCGCCGACCGCGCGCTGGTTTATTTCCAGCTCGGCACCGGCTGCGCTATCCTTGCCCTGCTGGTAGTGGGCCGCCTTAAGGGGTTGCTATGAACGCCCGACTGATGTCCGACGATGACCTGGTGCGCGTCACCGGCAAGCGCCGATACACGAAGCAGGCCGAATGGTTCGCGGCGCAGTTCGGTGTCAGCGTCACGCGCGCAGCCGACGGTAAGCTCGTGATGACCTGGGTGCAGTTCGACGCGCTGCTCGCAAAGAAGAACGGCACGGCCGGCGCTGCCGCTTCGCAACCCGTAGAACTCTGTTTTGATTGACCATGCCGCCACGTAAGAAAGCTAAATACCCGCGCGTGTATGAGAAGCACGGCGCGTGGTACTGGTCCGAGCCGATATCCGGAAAATGGATTCGGCTCTGTTCGCTTGAGGAAAGCGAAACGGTGCTCGTGACGCGGCTCGCCGCCGAGCGCGCCAAGGTCGAGCGGCCCGAAGGTACGGGCGACATGCGCCCACTGATCGACGAGTACGTGCGCAAGCACAAGGCCGAGCACCGCGAAAAGGCGTGGCCGTCGTACGGCGCGTACGCGGGCAAGGGTTTCCGTAACGTGAACGTGGCCGACGTGAAGCCTTCGCACATCTCGAACTGGCTCAAGATCAAGTACGCCGGCAAGCTGCCGATGCAGCGCGTGATGCGCGCGTTCCTGTCGGGGTTCTTCCAGTGGTGCGTGAACGAAAACAAGCGCGACACGAACCCCTGCAAGGAAGTGAAGCTGAAAAAGCCGAAGGTGCGGCAGACGTATATCACCGACGAGCACTTCGCCGCGATCCGTGCGGCCATGCTCGAAACCACGTACGAGCGCGCAGGCCGCGAAGTCACCGCCGAGGTTCCCACCGGCCCGATGATGCAATGCATGGTCGACCTGTGCTATCTGACCGCGCAGCGCTCGACCGAGATCCGCAATTTGAAGTGGTCGGACATTGACCGCAAGGCCGGGGTGATCCACTTCGTGCCGAGCAAGACGGAAGACAGCAGCGGCGTGCGCGTCGACTTCAGGATCACGCCCGAGATCGAAGCCGTGCTTGCGCGCGTCCAGACGATCGACGGGCGCCCGAGCATCGGCGACAAGTACGTGATCCACACGCAGCGCGGCGCGCGCTACGCGGCGAACACGGTACTGAAAGCGTGGAAGGTTGCGGCCGAGCGCGCGAAGCTGGCCGAGCTGGGCTACACGATAAAGGACATTCGCGCGAAGGCGCTGACTGACGGCGTGCGCGACGGCTACAGCATCGAAGCGCTGCAGGTTGCCGGCGCGCACACCACGAAGGAAATGACGGAAGACTACATCAAGCAGCGTAACGTGCCGGTTGCGGACGTTCGGCTGCGCATACCCGCCGCGAAGTCGGCATAACCTAGAGAGGTAAAAGCATGAACGATGCAATCGAGCAGGAAATTATCGAGAAAGGTAAGACCGCGCCGCGTATCACCCCAGCCGATATCGACGCGGCGGTCATCGCCGAACACTACTTCACCGCAGCCGATGGTGTATCCGGGGAGCGTTACGCTGCGACGATGGAAGCGCACATGATGTGCGGTCCGTCGCGCGCATTGGAACTCCTGACCTTCTGCGTGCTGGTGCTGCGCAACGGCTTCACGGTGACCGGTGAGAGCGCATGCGCAAGCCCGGAGAACTTCGACGCGGAGATCGGTCGGAAGATTGCACGGCAGAGCGCCGTGCAGAAAATATGGCCGCTTGAAGGCTACCTGCTGAAGCAGCGCCTTCACGAAAGTCAGTAAATTATTAGACAGTCGTTAGACTTGGCATTAGACAGCAGTTTTGCTACCCCGCTGAAAGCCCCGTATTCGTTGGTCGGAGCGAAAGGATTCGAACCTTCGACCCTCTGATCCCAAATCAGAATGTGAAACGACGCGCAAAGGCTTACAGCATAAGGCGTACCCGGCACTGCTGTCTAATCGAATGCCTAAGAAACGGGCAACAAACCACGCGGGTTTGCGGCCAATTGCAGAGCACTTATTAGACAGGAATCGCTATGAACATCCAACAGTTCTACCTGCTGAAAATCGCCGAGGAAGCGTCCGAGGTTGCGCAGATCGCCCTGAAGACCGCGCAGTTTGGACTGACCGAAAAACACCCGGCACTGACCGAAACAAACGCGCAGCGCATTTACGCCGAACTGAACGACTTGCTGGCGATGGTTCACCGGCTGGGCGAAGTGTCGGGCGGTGAATTCTGGTTCGACATCGGCTCGCCCGATCACGTGGCAATCGCCACGAAGCTGGCAAAGGTGGAACACTACCTGGCGTATTCGCGATCGCTTGGGCTGGTCGAAACCAAGCCTTGCCTACACGTCCGCATGAACGTCAACCGGTGCGAAGACTGCGGCGCGGAATTCGATTTCGTATGACCCGTCGCGCTTACGTTCCTTTCGAGTATCAAAAGCTGATTCTCGAACACCAGGCTGAAGTAGAGCGCTGTAACGTGTGGGCGGGCATGGGCATGGGTAAGACCAGCTCGACGCTCACGCACCTTGACGCGCTCTATTCGCTCGGCATCGAAACGCAGCCGTCGCTCGTGATCGCGCCGCTGCGCGTGGCGCAATCGACCTGGCCCGACGAGTGCGAGAAGTGGGAGCATCTGCGCGGCATGGAAGTCGTGCCGCTGATCGGCAGCGCGGCCGAGCGCGCCATGCGGCTGCGCCGCGACGCGCCGGTTTTCTCGATCAATTACGAAAACATCCCCTGGCTGATTGACTGGTTTAAGCACAACCCGCGCCCCTGGCCGTTCGGCGCGATCGTCGCGGACGAGTCGACGAAGTTGAAGTCGACGCGGATATCGACGCAGAAAAGCAAGACGGGCAAGGAATTCACGCGATCGGGCGGGGGCGGCGTGCGCGGCCGCGCGCTGGCCGAAGTCGCGCACACGAAGGTGCGGCGCTGGATCAACCTCACCGGCACGCCGGCCCCGAACGGATTGAAAGACTTGTGGGGCCAGCAGTGGTTCATTGACGGCGGCCAGCGGCTCGGCCGTAGCTATACCGCGTTTGAGGGGCGCTGGTTTCAGGCTGTGCCGGGCGGCAACGGCTACCGGCAAACCAAGCCGCTCGACCATGCGCAGACCGAGATTCAAGCCAAGCTGCAGGACTGCACGGTGTCGCTCGACCCCGCCGACTGGTTCGACCTTGAACAGCCGATCGTGCGGCCGGTGTTCGTCGATCTGCCCAGCGGCGCGCGGCGGCTCTACCAGGACATGGAACGCAAGATGTTCATGGAAAACGGCGAGCACGAAGTCGAGGCGCTGAACGCCGCGAGCCGGACCATGAAATGTTTACAACTCGCTAACGGCGCGGCGTATGTCGACGATGGCGGCAACTGGAAAGAGGTTCACGATGAAAAACTTCACGCGCTTGAGGACATTGTTGAAGAAGCTGCCGGAATGCCTGTGCTGGTGGCATATCACTTCAAGTCTGACTTGGCGCGTCTACTGCGAGCGTTCCCGAAAGGACGAGTCCTAGACAGCAACCCGCAGACGATCCGCGACTGGAATGCCGGCAAGATCCCCGTTCTGTTCGCGCATCCGGCCAGCGCCGGCCACGGGCTGAACCTGCAGGACGGCGGCAACATCATCGCGTTCTTCGGGCACTGGTGGAACCTGGAAGAATTCCAGCAGATCATCGAGCGGATCGGGCCGGTGCGCCAGATGCAGGCCGGGTATCGCCGGCCCGTTTTTATTTACCATATAATTGCGCGTGACACGATCGACGAAGATGTGATGTTACGCCGCGAGTCCAAACGTGAAGTGCAGGATATTTTGCTCGACGCAATGAAACGGAGGAAACAAAAATGAATCGCGATGACGCAATCCGGGTGTTTTTGTCATCCCAAGACGCATTGGGCCGCGAATTCGAACCTCTTCCCGAACTGAAGGAGCCCCCGCTGATCGATTACTCGATCGATTACGTCTACGAACTCCCTCTGTTCGACGAGCGCGAATAAAACCTGGGATCTCTAGCGAACGCGGCGGGCGCGGATAAAGCCGTTTGCTGTCATTGTGCTGACCGTAAACGTAGACTGTGCTATCAGGTAAACAGTTGTAGTAGTGGCTACAGAAATCCGGGTAGGCATAAGACTCATATTAGAGCCGGGGATAACCGCCGCGGTGTTCTGAAGTGAAGCTTGCCCAAAGCCAGACGGAATCGGCGTAAAAGTAGCGGAGGTGAGACTAATGCCCGCAATTTGAGCGCTAATTGAGGTTGTACCACCGGTATTAACAAATGCCACCGCTCCGGTAACATCCCAGTCCCCCGCCGTGAGGCTGATTGAAGTCACATTTGCAGTAGTTGCTGTTGTGAGGGCAACACCAGAAGCCGTGTTAGAGACGTACTCCCCCCCACTCCCCGCATTCGCGCTGTCGTTCGTCACCGTACCGACGATTCCCGCGGTGCTCAACGGCGTGATCGTGCTGGTTGCCTGAAGTGTGGTGAACTTGCCGGTGCTCGGCGTAGTCGCACCAACGCTCGCATTGTTGACCGTCCCGCCTGAAATCGTCGGCGAACTGATCGTCGGCGACGTGCCGAAGACCAGTGAGCCCGAACCGGTTTCATCGCTAACCACTCCCGCCAGTTGCGCGCTGGTCGTCGCGGCGAATTGTGCGAGCGCCCCGGTGGTTAGCGCGTAGGTCGTCCCACATGACCAGCCCGATGCGAGCGTGTACTTGAGCGCGCTATTCGCCGTGCTACAGCTCGGCATGGCGAACGCTGTAGGCGAAGCAACTGACCCGGTGACATTGGCCACCACAGTGTTCGCCGCCTGCGTCGCGAGACTCGTTGCGGCGACATTACCCCAAGCCGGCGCGTTGCCCGCGCCAGTCGATACGATCGCCTGCCCGGCTGCCGAGCCTGCCGGGTTAAGCAGACCTGGCGGGACAAGCGTCGTCGCATGTGCCGCGAATGCGCCAAGTGCCAGAAGAATCGAAGCGAACAGTTTTTTCATTTGAGCGGTTTCCAGTTACAGGCTTTCGCGCCGGCTTGGTCGTGCGCGAGAATCGCCTTTGCGGTGGCATCGGACAGCACATCAGTCTTGTCGAGATAGATCGGCTTGACCCAATCGCACGCGGTGTCGACGATCCGGGTTTTCGTGACTACTTCCGGCACGGCTGCTGGCGGGCACGTCGTGGCGCACCCGGCCAGCGTGAGCAGGCTAAGGGCGAGTCCAGTTCTGAAGATCATTGCGTACCTCGTCAGTAGATTTGGCGGCGACATCGTTGTCGATGTCGGTACGCGCGGCGACAGCGGCGGCGCCGGTCTGCGCGGCGGCCTGATTGGCCTGCGCTTCGGCGGTCCGCTCAACGCTAACCTGTGCCACGGCCTGCGCTTTGGCGGTGTCGACTTGGGCCTTGGCCGTCTGCGTCGTCTTGCGCCCCCACGCAATGCCGAGCAAGCCGCCAATCAGGCCGAGGGCGCCGACGATGTAGGGAAGGAAAGGTGCAATAAGTGCCATCATGCTGATACCGTCCCGCCGGCCGCCTGATAGGCAGCCTGCAAATGTTCAAGCTGGTTTTCGTGTTGGCCGTATCCCGCGCCCGGCAGGCTGGCCCAAACATTCGAGCACTTCGCGATTGCCAGCTCGAACCGCCCGGCGTCGATGTACGGCAACGCGCCGTGCTCGCGCAACTGCTGCAACGCGTACCGGTCCTGTGAGATCGGCGAAAAATCGCGTAGAAACATCTGCGCCTTGTAGATGCGCCACCACCGATAGAGGATCTGGTAGCGCCCGGCCGCCGTCGAGTGAAGCGCGGCGTTCAGTACGTTCGGATGATCGGTGTAGCTCTTGAACAGCAGAGGGTGCGCGGCGGTAGAGCCGACCAGTACGTTGTATCCGTCGTCACTCACCGCGAGCAGCGGCGAGCCGATCTCGCTCACCGCAATCATGTCGAGGAACGCGAGCCGGTTCTCACCGCCCGCGGTGCCAGCGTCAATGCGCGCCATCGTCATCACTCCGCTTGCGCAGCATGGCACGCACGCGCGCAATAAGCTCGGCCTGGCTCACGATGCGCGCGACGACGGCCAGCAGCGCGCCAACGATCGGCACCCATTGCTGGCCGTGCTTCGGGAAGAACGACATCAGCGACGGCGCCACGTTGGGGAATTGGTCAGAGACCGCCGGGATCGCGCCCATGAGCAGCGCGCCGGTAACGCCGATGCGCACCGACCACCACGAGCGGATCGTTTTCAGATCCGCGATGAACAGGTCTTTAATCACTTGGACCACCTTTGTGTTTCCGGCCGGTTATCGGCGTTGTGCTGCAACAGGAAGTTCGTCAGCTTGTCGATCTTGTCGTTGGTGTCGTGCACCGAACCCTTGATCTCGGTCAGGCTGTTTTCCGTCTGCACCTGCTTGTCGTGCTGCGCCGTCTTCAGGTTCGCTACGTCCTGCTCGATCAGCGACACGCGTGAAACCAGCGTGAAGTAAGCGACAGTGAGCGCGATACCTGCGCCGATCACCCCGGTTACCAACGTCTGGATATTGATCGTCGTGTCGATCCAGCGAGGTTTTTGTATGTCGCTCATGTACTTGTTCCCCTGTTATCAGCTAACGCCGTTACATGTCGCGCGCCATGCGAATCCGATCGTGGAACCGACCGCTGAAGCCGTGCGTACTGTAAATGTCGTTGCTGTAATGCTCGCGGCGTCAACGTACATCGGGTTGCTGCCAGCGGCGCCCAATGGCGAAATAAGAATGCTTTGCGCTACTGGCCCCGCCCCTAGTCCGTGTGTTACCACCACCGACGAATTGCCCGCGACGATCTGCGAAGTACCGGAGTTCGCGCTCACGTAACCGGAACAGTTGACGATCTGGACGCCATCAATGTTGCCCGCGACGCCGGGGGCGCCCGTTCCATTCCCGGTAAGCGTGCAATTGATCAGCTGAACGCCACTCGTTGCCGCAGCGAGATTTATCCCCGTTACGCCATTGCCGACGGCACCGTAGGCAGCTCCGGCCACGAGGTTATTCACGCGAACGGAATTCGACCCGATGCTCAGCCCCGCGCTGCCGTTGCCACAGGCCGACCCACCCACAATGTCGATGTTTTTCGCGTTGGCTCCGCTGATCGTTATCCCGTTCGCATGGCAGAAATTTCCTTGGGCGGACATGATGGTTACGCCGTCGATCGTGCCGGCGCTCCCATCGAAGACCATGCCGTTACTGTCGGAGCTGCTGCATTCAACCTGCGTCAGGTACATGCGGCTGACTATGCCGCCAGCTTGCGGGGCAACAAACAGGTTGGCGAATTGCGCCGAGTCGAGGAAGCAATTAACCAGTTGAATCGAATCTGCCTGTTTGCCATTCGGCGGTTGTACCGAGAAATTCGAGCCGTTGCGTACGATATTCAGATTAACGCCCAGCATCCCGCCAACTGAAAGCACCTGAATACCCGCCGCCGGCTGGATGACAGGCTGATACATGAACGCGTTATAGGCATTCAGGCCGCCCGCGTAACCGTCGATCTGCCAGCCGATCGAGGCGGCGTTCTGTGGCCCATTCCATTCGCAATCGGTATAGCTTCCGATAATCCCGGTGCCTTTCAGCGCAATGAAATAATTGATGAACGCGACCCGTTGCACCTGTTCATAGATGCAGTTCATATTCAACAGCGTGCCGCTTGATGCCCCAGCAGGCCCACACAGCTGGAAATCACGAAGGCTTATGTACTGGCCTGAAAAGCTGAATATCTGCGCGTTAAGTTTCGTCGTCTTGATGATGGTGCTGTACTTGCCGCTACCCCGGATACTCATCGGCGAGGCCGCAGAAATAGGTGTGTCGGGGCTGCAAAGATAGGTGCCCGGCGGGAAGAACAGCTCGCACCCGGATACCGCCGCGGCGGCTATCGCGGTAGTGATAGTGGCTGTGTCATCGGTGATGCCGTCACCTTTCACGCCAAAATCCTTCACGCTTACCACGTCCTGCATCTTGCTTTGGAACGCCCGCGGTACCGCGCCGAAGCCGTTCTGAAGAAACGCGCCGAGCAAACCCGGCGAGTAGTACATGACATCGATCTCGGAGATACCGGCCGGAATGATCGACGAGAACGTGAGAAGCGTGCCGGCGGGATTGAGCGTGTACTGTGTGCTCGACTGGTAGACGCCGTCCATGAACACGCCAGCGATAACCTTTCCGGTGACGGCAGGCAGCGTTACTGACTGCGACGTGCCTGCGGTGAAGTCGGGACCGTTGAGCAGCACCGTCGGGACGAATGCCTGAAATGTCGGCGTAGTGATTCCCGCGACGATATCGTTTGCAGCGGCGATAGCTTCGTCAACAATGACCGACGAATCCAGATAGGGGCTCGGGGATACGCCCGGCACGCCGAGCGAATTAAATACCAGCGCCCGGTTTGCCCGGTTTGGCGCGGTCGGCAAAGGCGCGACGGCGCTTTCAGCTTCGGTCACAACGATAGCGCGCGAAAGCCATTCGGCGAGCTGCTGGATCTGGATCGTCGAACGATCCGACATGTCCTCAACGACGTTCGGATAGAACCCGCCACTGTTCGTTATATCGGTCGGCTGGTCGTACGCGAGTTCACCGAGCAGCACGAGAGACAACCCCACCGGCAGCGGGGAACCGATGATCGGATAAGTGATCGAGCCGCCAGGGTTTGTATCCTGGTTCGTGTTGAGCGCGACGGAATAATCAGAGTCGAGAACCAATGTCGTCTCATTCGCGAGCGCATCGGTACGCACAACCTTGATGTCGTTCTTTGTAAAAACCTTGAACGCGAACGGGAATACTGTTGCCGTGGCGTTACCTGCGAACGGTCCCGCTTTGCGCACAGCGCTCGAAATAGTCATCCGTGCACCCCTTTGAGATGCACGGATTCTCTATTTGAAACAACGCGGTATGGTTACGTCAGTGCTTCGGAGCGCGCCCCAGCGCCACGCCTTCGGCCACGTCGAGCGCGTCCTTCGGGCGCTGTTTTCCGCTTGCCACATCGGCCAGGTACTGCGCCGATCCGCCGGCCTGACCGAGCCCCGGAATGTGCAGGCCCATGCCGACCGCGTTCGCGATGTCCTTAATCGGCGCGTTCACGTGCTGACCGGTCGCCAGGTGGTAGACATCCTTGCCTGCGCCGACGAGCGTGTTAAGGAACGATTCGACACCGACTTGCCCCGCGTGGCTGTAACCTTCGACCATCGCCGCAGCATCGCGCACGAACGGGACCATGCCGGCGACTTCAACCCCGATCGACTTCGCGATCCAGTGCGCCCAACCGTCTTTATCCTTGGGCGGCCCTTCGGTCAGGTACCCGGCCCATATCGCCGGCACGATCAGCGCCATGAAGCCGCGCGCGAGCGTCTGCGGGTTGCTAATGCCAGCGGTCTTCAGCTTGTCAGCGATGTCGGCCGCCTGCCCATAGCTGTTGTTCATGAAGCCGTACAGCGTCGTGAACATCTTGACCGCTTCGGAACTGTTGTTGATCACCATCGAGCGGGCCGACGTGATGTTGCTGCCGTGGGCTTCGCGCACGACCTTGCTCGCGTACGCGACGGCCTGTTCTTCTGTCATCGGCTCGCCGGTACCCCCCATGTTCTTGGGGATACCGGTCGTGACCGCGCGATCGTATGCGGCCCACGCCGTCGGTACGGCCGTCATCATGTCGGACCATGCGACCGCGGCGTGGCCGAAGCGCTCGGCCTTGCTGATCTTGCTTTCTGGCTCGAACAGGTTCGCCGACATCGCGCGGAAGTCGCGGTCCTGCTGCAGCAGGCGTGCGCGGATCTCGGGGAATTTCTCCTGCGCTCCGCGGATCTCGGCGGCGTAGTTCGTGCCCATTGCGGCGAAGCGCCGCGCGAGGAACTTTTCACCGCCGCCAGTGAAGTACCCGCCCGTCTTGATCGCCGCCGAGCCGCCGTGCTTGAGCACGGTCGAGATCCGGAACGCGATGCCGTTGATCACAAGCCCGGTGCGCGAATACTGCAGCACCTTGCCGAGCGCACCGATTTCGCGGTCCTGATTGTCGGCGTTCGCCACCTTGCCCAGCCACTCCTGCAACGAGCGGTACGCTTCCGGCCCGTAGGTCTTCTGAAACTGCCGGCGGAAATCGCCATTCGTGATGATCTTGTGCACGTCGATCAGCGCTTCGCGATACGCGAGATCGTGAATCGATTCGGTCATCGTTTGCGGGATCGTGTGGAAGTCGAGATCCACCACGTCGGTGTACCCCTGGTTCCGCGCGTTCAGCGAACCGTTCGTCGTGGTGTCGGGCCGATAATACGACTTGCCGAACAGACCCTCGCCCGGGTCGATCGCGCGGCCGGCGGCTTCCTTCTCGCCGCGACGCGAGCGCAGCGGATCGTACTTGATCGCGGCATAGCCGCCGCGCTGCTCGCCGAATTTCGTCTTGAAGGCGCGCGGCTCGATGCGCTCGGGCGACGTGTTGCCGAGACGCTGATTCATTGCGGCCATGTCGGGCCAGTGCTTATCGTACTGGTCCCACACCGACTGCACGGCCTGCCAGTCTTTCTCGGTCATGTTGTCGTGCAGGAAACGCCACACGTCCTGCTGGTTCCACTTCCAGCCCTGCGTCATCTTGTCGAAGTTCGACTCGTTGCCGACGTGCAGGGCGATGCCGATCATCTTCCCGCGCGTCATGCGCAACGGAACCTGCTGCCCGTCTGTGCTGCGGTTCACGTCCATCAGCCGGGTATTCGGCACGCCGTCGCGCAGGCTGTCTTGCCACTCGCGGCCAAGGTGGTCGGCCATCTTCTGGAAGTCGTCGGACATACCCTTCAGCATGTCGACTTCGTGGTAGTTCGCACGGAACACCGGCTCATAGATCGCTTCGCCGAACGGGCCGAGCAACTCATGCATGTCGTACTGGTTGCGCTTGTATTCCTGCGGCTTGAGCTGGACGCGGATCGCGCGGAGCTGCGAGGTCAGGTGATCGAGCGCAATCCGGAACGGGTTATTGCTGCGGTCGCTCGGCTTGTCGAATATCTCGGCGTCGCTGAACTGATCGCCGCGCGCCTGCATCTTCGGGATCAGATGCTCGGTGACGTACTGCTGGATGTCCTGCTTCTCGCCGTTGATCATCGCGGTCTTACGGTCGCGGCCGATCTTTTCGAGCGACTGCACCGCGTCGGTAAGGCCGCGGAACTGCTCCATTGTCATGTCGCGGTACGGCGTCCGGAATGCCGCGTTGAGCATGTCGGGCGACACGTTCGGCGCCATGCCGAGCGCGTTCTGCGATTCGACCCAGCGTTCGAGATTGACCTGCTGACGCGTCGGCGTATCGACCGGGTTCGTGCGCAGATCGAAGCGCGCGAGCATGTCGTCGATCTGGTCGCGCACGTCTACGTCGAGCTTGCCGCGTACGCTTTCCTTGTTGAACTTCTTCAGGTACTGCAGCGATTTCAGCACTTCGGCCGCCGCGGCGCGCGCGGTCTTCTCAAGCTGGTTGTTCAGCAGCTGATTGCGCTTCTGCTGCGCGGCTTCGGTCAGATCACCTTTGAGCCGGGCGGCATCGGCGGCTTTGCCGGCGCGCGCTTCGGCCGCGCCGTACTTCGACGCGTTGATGTCGCGCACGCGCGCCTTCGCGATGACCGTCTCGGCTGCGGCTTTAGCAGCCTTTTCGAGCACGCGCACGCCGCCCGTCGCTTTCGTCAGCGCCTTGTATTCGGTCGCGATGAAACGCGTGCGAACTTCGTTGTGGATCGCCTGATTCGCCGCGGCGTTCATTGCCTGCGGTGACGTTATATCGCCGTACTTTTCCAGCATGCGCTGGTCGGTCAGCGCTTCGACGACTTCGCGGCGCGGCTCCGCGTCGGCAATTGCCTTCGTCATTTCGTCGGCGTTCGCAAAGCCGAAACGCTCGGCCACGATGTCGGCGGGCACCTGATTTTCTTTGTTCGCCTGCCCGAGCATGAAATCCTGCGCGGCGTAGACCGGTTCCCTGGCAACGTCATCTTTCACCTGTTCGCGGATCGCGGCGCGCTTGGCGGCAACGTCAGCTTTCACTTCCTTGCTCGCGCGTTCCTTCGCGATCTCGGTGAAGCGCATGTCGCGCAGCGTGCGCGCAGTCAGCTCGTCCGAGGCTTCGAGCGTCGCTTCGTTGCCGAGCGCGTGGTACGCCTGGAATTCTTCCGGCGACATGTTCGCTTCTTCGGGCGTGCGGAACATCGGCGTGTACGCGCGCTCGGCTTCGGCGCTGCGGATCGCGTCATTCGTCGCGAGCAGCCGGTCGAACACTCCGCGCACTTCGGGCGACAGTTGCACGCCCAGGTTCTGCAGCGAGCGATACACGTTGATCATCCACGCGCGCACGCGCTGGAACACGCCCTGCAGTTCCGGTGTCGGGGCTTTGCCTTCGAACAGGTACGATTCGAAGCCGCGTGCGAATTGCTCGTGCATGTCGCGCTTTTCTTCGAGCGACATGCCGCGCCAGGCTTCCGGCGTCGTGCCCATCCACTGCGCCACGGTGTCGAAGTCCTTGCTGACTTCCGGCAGCATGCCATCCTTCGCCATGTGGCTGAGCATTTCCAGGTGGAAGTGCCCCAGCTCGTGCACGAACGTCGAGAGATCTGCGTCCTTGTTCAGCGTGATCGTGCTCGGCGCGCTGGTGATGTCGTCGGAGAATGACATCTTGCCGCGCGCTTCCTGCGACAACGCGTTCGCGCCCGGCGCATCTTCGGCGGTGATCTGCAGCGGGTATTTCGTGTACATCGATTCGGGCGACAGGCCCGCGCGTGCGCCGGCTGCAGTGTAGCTGTCGCGCACGAGCGCGGCATACACCTTGTTCACGTCCGGCCGGAAGCGGTTCGCCTGCGTGAGCTGGTCGAACACCACGTCATGCACGACCTGTGCGGACTGCGCCACCGCGTCGTCGTTTGCCTTATCCGCGCTGGCCGTCTCCTGCGCCTGCTTGAACGTGTCGACGTGCGACTGGTAGAACTCCTGCGCCTGCTGCTGCGTCATGCCGTCCGGGTCCGTCTTCAGGTGCGGCATAAGCACGTCCTGCATCGGGCCGCCCGCGATGTGCGTCGCGAAGTCTTCGACCGGGATCGACACATCGCCGCCGGTGGCGAGCGCTTCGGGCAACTGCTGCGCAACTCGCGGCATGGTCGCTTCGACATCGCCGATCTTCACGCCCGTCTGGTTCAGCGCGTTCGCGAGCGTCGCACCGTCCACGTACACGTTTTGCACCGGGCCGTCTGCGTTGGCCGTGGCCACGAAATCCTTGAACGCCTGCGGGTCGCGCGGGCGCAGCTTCGAGTTTGCCGCCGACGTGGCGAGATCCGTGAGCGTCTGCGCGTCGCCCATTGCGACATCAGCGCGCGCGGCGTCCGTCAGCCACGCGCCCGTCGCGCGGCCCGCGCCGTGCAGCGCGAACACGGAGTTCAGACCGTAATCCATGACCTTCTGTGCGGTCGTGCGGCTATCCCACGGCGTCGAGCCCTGGATCGCGTCCATCGCCGCGTTCACGCCGACTACGCGCGCGAGCGTCTGCGCAGCAGTCGCATCGGGCAGGATGCGCCCGGCCGCGCCGAATACGCCGCCCATTTCGGCACCGTGCAGACCCTGCAGGCCGATCGTCGTCAGCGCTGCTTCGGGGCTGTTCTGGTTCAGCGCGTCACCGGTTGCGGTCAGCGCGCTCGCGAGCCCCAGCGTGGATGCCTGGCCGATCACGTCTTTAGCCGCGGCCTTCGCGAACGATTCGCCGGCCGCATGTTCGAGCAACGAACCGCCGATCTTTTCGACCGCCGCCGCGCCGAGTTTCAGGGGTGCGCCCGCGATGAAGCCGGCGAGATTACCTGCGCCGCTCGCGACACCGCCCGCCGTCGTCTGCGCCGGACCGTTTACATCGGGCGCGAGCCCGGCAGTGAACGCGTTCTCGAAGCCCTGCGCGAACTGCGTCGGGATTTCCGAAGCGCCGCCCACGGCGTCGCGCGCCTCGCCGACGGTCATCCCGTTCTGTTTCGCGTAGTTCTGGATGAACGCCTGCGCGCTGCCCGCGCCCTGGGCGTTGCCAGTGGGCACCGCGTCGCCCATGCCGAACAGGTTGCGCCCCCAATTGATCAGGCGTTCACGCAGCGGCAACGCGCTGTTGTCGGGCTGGAAATAGCCCGTCGTGCCCGGCGCGAGCGGCACGGTATTGCCAGCCGGGCCGAGCGCGCTCGTTGCCTGCTCGACCGACTGCAAGCCGCCCACGTCGTCGTGCGCGATCTTCGCGTTGTTCTGCGACTGGTAGAACGCGGCCGTGGTCGGGAACTGCTTCGCGAGGTTCTGGAAGTCGATGCTGTTGACGGCGGCTTTCTGCTTCACCGTGTCGGGGAACGCTTTCACGCTGTCGACCGGCGTGCCGGTCTGCTGCGCGAGCCGCTGCATTTCGGCTTCGTAATCCGGGTTCGCGCCAACGGCCAGCGCGATATTGCTTTGCGCGGTCTGCGCGGTGCTCTGCAGATACGCAGTCGCCGGGCTGACTGCGGGCGTCGGCGCGGGCTTTGCATCCGGGATGAACGGATTCGGGACCGTGGTCGGCGCCGGGTCAACGCTGACCGGCGCGGCTTGCGGCGTTACCTTGCCTTCGAACGAGGTGCCGGAATCCGGGACAATCAGGTCAGCCATTTAGCGGTTGCTCGCGGTTTTGAAGTGCCAGTAAGCACCGAGCAACTGGCCCGGTGTCGGGTTCGATACGCCGTTCGCCTTGAAGTCAGCTTTCAGCTTCGGCAGCACGTCATCAGGGATATCGCCGGGCGTCATCGACATCATGTTCAGCGTGGTCGGATCGCGTTTGATCGACATGAAGCCCAGGTCGAGATGGTTCTGGAACGTGACCGATTTCGTGAACAGCGAGTCGATGTGCTGCTCGATGTCGGCTTCCGTGAACTTCTTTCCGGCCTGATGCTGCGCATCGAGAATGCTTTGATTCACGAACTGGCGAATACCGCCGACCTGTGACACGGCATCCGGGTCCGAGTTGAAACCTGTCGACTTCGGATAGGGGTTAATGCCCATCGTCTGCAGGCGCTGCGACAACGTTTCATTTACCGCGCGCAGGTTCAGGCTACCCGGCGCGTTCGAACCGGTGTTGTTGATCAGATCGGCGCGCTGCTTCGATAGTGTCTTGAAGTCGTCCACCGACAGGTTCTGCGCCTGTACCTGCCACTGGTCGTTCGTCATGCCCGCCATGATCTGCGGCGACGTGACGAGCGTCTGGTAAAGCGCGGTGTTCGTCGTGTTCGTGCCTTCCGACATGTTCTTCGCGTATGTCTGCAGGCCCGGCAGATCCTTCGGGTTCACTGCGGCGAGGTCGGCCGGATTGATCGACGCCCAATTGCCGCGGTTCGACGCGAGCGTGCGTTGCACCTGCGCGACCGCCGCAACGTCGCGCTGGTCAATCGCCTGCGTCTGCTCGCTGTATTGCTGCGTCGCGAGCGTGACGGCCTGCTGCATCCATTCGGGTTTTTGTTGCAGGACCGGATTCGCGCGCACCTGTGCTATCACGTCGACCAGCGCCGGGCGCGTCGTGTTGACTGCGCCGGACTGGTACGCCGCGACGTTCTTCTGGACGTACTGCTGCGTTTCCGTCGGCATGTACGGCAGCCACGCGTTGGGCGTACCCGCTGCCTTGGCTTTTGCCATCGCGTCGTCGAGCGTACCCGGCCCGGCGTTGTACGCGGCCCACGCCTTCGCCGGATCGCCGTAGCGCTGCACCATCGCCGTGAGGTAATCCGCGCCGACCCGCGCGCGTTCCTGCGGGCTGTTGTCGGCCGCCGGCCGCACGCCGAAACCCGGATTCGTGTTGGTCGTCGGCATGACTTGCATCACGCCCTGCGCGCCTTTGGGCGACGTGACGGTCGAGCCGTCGGTGTTCGTCTCGCGGTTGTTCGATTCGCTTTGCGCGGTGATCGCCACCATGCGCGAGATCGGGCTGTTGGACATCTGCGGCGCCACGCCAGCCATCACGTTCGCAACCGTGGCTGACGCAACCTGCGTGCCGAGATACGTGTTCAGTTTGCCGTTGACCTTGAGAATGTCATCGGCCGTCATCTGTGGCGAGTACTTCGCGAGCAACTGGTTCGCGTAGGTCGTTTGCCCCTGCTGCAGCGCCGCGTCGATCGCCCCCGTCAGCGCGTTGCTTTTCATCGCCGTCTGGTTGGCTTCGATCTCGGTCGCGGCAGTACCGTTGATTTTGCCGGCCTGATACGTTGCGGCGTCGATCGCCTGCAGCCCCTTGTCGATCTGCTCGGGGTTGTTGAAGTTGAGCGCGACCTGATTCGACGCCAGCTTTACCGTGCCTTGCTGCGTCGACAGCGCGTACGCCTTGAACTGCTGGCCTTCCCATTGCGTGGCCGCGCCGTGGAACGACGTGGCGATGTCGTTCGCCTGTTCGTTGAACATGCGCAACTGCATCGGGTTCGTGAGCTGTGCGCTGATCTGTGATGCGCTGTCGGTCAGCTTGCCGGTGTATTCGTCGGCCAGGCTCATACCGCTGTCGCGCTGCACCGCCGCCGCGCCAGTCTGAGTCATCACCCCGCTTTGCGGGTTGTACATCAGATCCTGCTGCTGCGTCTTGAGCTGGTTGACGGCATCGTTCACGCGCGTCTGGTTCGCCAGATTCTGCGCGTCAATGATCATCTGCGAATGCGCGTTCGCAGCCTGCCCGAGCGCGTCACCGGCCTGGCTTATTTGCTGCGTGCCCTGATCGAGCAGCCCGGCGGATACCGCGGTCGACGACTGAACGTCAGGCGCCTGACTCGGTGTGACCAGCTGCGAAGAATCGAGGGAAGGTACGACGGGCATCAGGAAACCCCTGCACGTTGATTGCGATACCAGGTGGACGCGACGCTGCTCGCGCTGGTCAGCAGCGACGTAGCGCCGGCCATGGTCGGGCTGACCGAAGCTGCGGCGGCGCGGTACGCGGCCGCATTCGAGATATCAGCCTGCGACTGCTGCGTGTAGCCCATCGCGGCGCGCGCGGCGTTCGCGTTGATCGTCTCGACGTTCTGCTGGGTAACGTACTGCGTGCTGTTCTGCACGTTCTGCGCGGTGCCCGCCGCGTCGATGTCGATGCCGTTCGCGGCCATGGCGGCGCGCTGCGATGCAACGGTTTGCGCACCCTTGGTCTGCGCGTTTCCGGCGGTTGCCTGCCCGGTCGTGACCGCGCTCGCGGCGGCCTGCTCGGCGTTCACTGCGTTCTGCGTGAGCGTGTTCGCCTGCGCGTTATCGGCGGTGATCGTGTTGTTGGCCTTCGTGATCGCGCCGATCAGACTGAGCGCACCGCCGGCCGAGCCGAGTGCGAGATTCACATTGCCGGGCGTGAAGATCGTCGACGTGCTCGCTGGCGCGGACCCGCCAAACGCGTAGGGCGCACCGCTGCCCGTCGTCGCGCTGGCGGCGGCGGTGCTCGTGGCGGATAGAAGACCAGGAGTCAGGCACATTATCGATTCATCCCGAAGCGGTGGAACGGCAAGCCGAAAACGCCGTAGGGCTCGGTTTCTTTCTGTACGGTGAAGCCCAGGCACGCGAGCCAGTAGATCGATTTCAGGCTGCGCGCGTCGACATAGTTCAGCAGAGTCGCGTACTTGTCGCTCATTAAGGTTACGTACGTGCGGCCGAGCTTCGTGAGTTGCTTCGGCGCTCGTTCGAGTGCGGGCGTGCCGAGCATCCACGGCGCACCGATGTCGCCAGCTGGCGCTACGCCGAACAGCGCCGCCGGCTCGCCGTCGACTTCGATCGTCCACAGCAACGTCGACTGTTCGGCGGCCTGGCACATCACGGCGAGGTAATCGTTTCGTCCAATCAAGCCGTGGATTTCTTCGATGTCGGCGTTGCGCAGGTTTGCGGCAATCGCTTCGACATCCCCATCGCGCACGCCGCGCACGATCAGCTTCGCCAAATCAGCCCCCGATTGATGCTTCAATAACCATCGACGCCACGATCAGCGGCAGCGGGTCGGATTGTCGGATGTACACCGAACCGTCATCATCCCAGCCGGGTGACATGTCGAGTTCGATCACGCCGGTGATCATCGCGGGCGGCGAGCCGTACGGCTCGGTCGTGCGCTGCTTGTACTGCACCAGCTCGTCGAGCGTCGGCCCGGCGAAGATGCCCGATGAATTGTGCAGGCGCAGCCACACGCGGTTGACGTTCTTGACCGCGCCCTGGCCATAGCCCTGCGCTTCGAACGAGAAGGGCAGCGTTTGCAGATCGGCGGTGATCGGCAGGCCGACCGCGACAATCCGCGAGGCGACCGGTAGCGTGACCTGGCCGCCCGTCACGACCTGCTGCGGCTGCACGGCGCCATCGGTCAGAATGCTGACGGTCTTGCCTTCGAGATGGTTGAGACCGGGAAATGTCGTGATTGGCGCCCCGGAATAGAACACGCCCGCGTCGACGAAATAGCTGTCGGTCAGCACTTGCACCTGGCGCGAGTGCATGCGTTCGACATAGCGCACCTGCGTGTTGCCGATCGTGCGGTTGACTATCGTGTAGAGCACCGACTCGTTGCCTTCGGTGACCGTGCAGACCGATTCGAACGTGCCGTCGGTATCGTGGTGGTGCCACGCCGATACCTTGTTCGCGGGCGAGTAAGTCAGGCCGAGCAGCATGCCGTTTGACGACACGCACCACATGATCGGGTAGGGCGCCTTGGCGTACGCCATGTCGACGATGGTATTGAAGTCGAACAGGTGCGGCGCCATGAGGCTCACGTCCTGCGTGACATAGCCACCAGCGTAATAGTTGTAGGTCATCTCGCCTACGTGGCCACCGAGCGCCATCGCGTACAGCAGCGAATTGCTGACGGTGACCGGCACGACGTTCGACGCGCCTGTGTAGCCCTGCGGCTGCACCGACAGCGTGCTTGGCGTCAGCGCCTGCGTGGCCGAGCCATTGGCCGTCACCGCCCATTCCGCGCTCGATGTGAGCAGCACCAGTTCGGACAGCGGCACGATGTGGCGGATCGTGTTCGCTTCGCGCGCCGCGATGCGGAACACCAGCGAATCCGTGTCTCGTGACGGCGTGCTCGCCGACAGGTTCGACTCGGTGCCGGTGCGCGTCATCCACATTGTTTGCGGCAGATTGATCGTGCTCGCGAACACCCGGCGCTGCTGCTCATAGCTGACCGCGCCAGGATAGTTGCCGGGACTCCCGAACGGGTTCGTCAGCTCGGGCGGCGTCAGCCCGGTATCCGGCCCGATGTTGTTGTCGACGATGCTCGTGTCTTCGGTCTGCGCAATGAATGCGTAGATGCCCTGAAACTTGCGATACACGTTGTACCGCGCCGCGCCGGCCTGCGCTGTCCACGCAATCGCGTTCGTGTAGCCTGCGAGCGTCAGATCGTTACTGCACGTCGCGGGCGGCGACGCGAGTGATTCTTCGCCGGTCGACGACAGCGCCGTGAACACGTAGGTGCAATCGACGTAGTTCGGCGTGCCTGTCGTGCCGTGCGTGGCGGTAGCAGTCGGCGGGTTGGGTGGCGTGGCAACGGACGACACGAAGTTGATCGCCGTCAGCGTCCAGTTCGACGGGCCGAGCCGGCGCAGTTCCATTGGCGGATAGTTCGGATGCACGATCGTCATTACGTCGGCCGATTGCACGTAATGCAGATCGAACAAATCGGCTTCGGCGTAGGATGTCGGGACTTCGTAGATCGCGCTGCCGTCGGCGGTGAGCAGCGTTTCGCCCTGCGTGTGGAAGCGGATGTACCCGACGCCGAATTCCAGCGCCATCGTCTGTGTGATGCTGTACGTGAACGGGATCAGGCGCGAGCGCGAACCGCCGCTGAACTTCGTTGCGAGCACGAACGTCGTGCCGGCGCGGTTCACGGCGGGGCCGTGCGGCAGCGTGATGAAGTTGCGGCAGAGCGCGAGGCCGGTCTGGAACTGGTCCAGATCGACGCGGCCGAACAGTTCCGGCGTGATCTCGCCGGCCGCGAAGGAACGAAGCAGGTTTTTGACGTTCGCCATTATCGGTTCTGGATCCAGGGCGCGGGGCGTTGCGACTGAGAGATCGAGCGCCGCCGGTTGTTCGCGTCGCTCGCGCTGGCTGCCATGAGGCTGAGCTGATACGCCTTCATGCACGTGGCGCCCATCGCGGCGCCGGCATCGCCCTTGATCACTGGCCCGGCCAGATACGCGGCAAGCAGCCACGCGATCGCGTCGATAACCTGTGCGCTGAACTTCGTCGTATCCGTGACGCTCGCAACGTAGCGGACGATCGCGTTTTCGAGATTCGTATAAATGACCGCAGTGCCGTCGCTGCGCGCTTCGAGTTCGTACGGCACCGCCGGCATCGTGAACGCGTCGTCTTGCCAGTGGCCGCAGCGCTCGTCGATCGGATAGAACGTCGGTGCGTTCGGATCGATCAGATCGATGATGTTGCGGCAATCGCTGGGCGCCTGATAGACGAACTGGAAGCCGGGCGGCGGGGTATCGGCGAGCAGCGCGAGATTTGCGCGCTTCGTCGCGAAGCCCCACTCGTGCGCTTCAAGCACGAGATCGCGCGCAATCGGGTAAAAACGCTGGCAGTGCTCGGCCTGGGCGCTGCCTTCGGGCGGGTTGATGCTCGACACCGTGGCGCGATCGCCAAGGTGCCCAAGCGCCAGGTTGCACACATCGACTTCTTGGGCTCCCGTATTCGCTCACCAATACGCGAGCCGCTTACGACAGGTCGGCTTCGAGTGTCGGATCGCGCGGCAATGCGCCTGCCGGGTTGTTGCCGGTGGTCTGCGGCTGCGCTACTTTCGGCCGCTTGATCTGTTTGCCGTCTGCACGATCCATCCACGAGTGGTGAAGTGCCTGCTCGTCGTCGACTTCGAACTCGTCGCCGACTTCACGGTAATGGACGTAATAGCCCGGCGCGGTTGCGATAACTTTGATACCCATGGTTCAAGCCCCGATGAATGGCCGGGCCGAAGCCCGGCGCCTGATTAGGCCGTAAAGCCCTTGGCGTAATCCACCGTGCCGTTGAGCGTTTGCAGGTCTTCGACCAGAGCAGCGGTGATCGTGCCGGCGGTAGCCGCCGAGCCCGTCACGACGTACTTCAGGCCGACGTACCGGCGATACTTGCCATACGGCAGATCGAGCGCCACCGGCCGCGCCTTCGCGGTCAGTGAGGCAACCGGAATCGCACCGCTGTCGAAGTGGACGATTGCGTTCGTGGTCAAACCGGCATCGTCAGCCGACACGAGCTGGATATTCAGCGACGTGAGGGTGGCGAATGCCGTGCCGACCTGGGCGAACAGGGTGATGTCCTGACCGTCGCCGATGCTGGCTTTCGTGTTCGGGCCGCCGCTGGGCAGGGTGTCGATGACATTCGTCGAATTCGCGGACGCGGTAACCGCTTGCGCATCCGAGAACACGTTTTGCTGGTCCATGATCATGGCGTACTACTCCTGTGTTTTCGTTTAAGAGCAAGCCGTCGAAACGGCCTGCACCTTTGCGCTTAGACGACGCGAGCTTCGGTCGACAGCAGCTGATCGCAGATGCGGATCGGGATGCCGAGGAACATGGTCGTGATCTGACCTTGCGCGACTTCGATGCTCAGCGCGTTCTGCGACTTGTTCATCGCTTGCCGGCGCAGCATCTTGCCCACGGTGCGGTTCACGTAGAACACCGGACGACCGACACCTTGACGCGGCAGGCGTGCGGTCATTTCAATCAGCAGATCCGGCAGGCTGACCGGCGACGTACCGTTGACACCGGGGAACGTCGGCGCGGTCGACGTGACCAGGTCGGCCACGTTGATGTTTGCCGCGCGCACTGTATAGCGCCAGTCTTTCAGCGCAATGCCGCAGTTCCATTCCCAGCGGTCAGCCAGTGCGCGGAAGCGGTTGTTGCTGGCGTCGAACGCGTCGATTTCACCCAGGTCTTGATGGATGATGCCGGCCTTCGTACCCTTCGGGAAAATGCCGGTCAGCGTCTGATCGCCCCAGCTCACGAGCCAGATCGAGCAGTTGTTCGAGCTGGTGCCGCCGCAGTCGACGATGTTGTTGCCGTTCGCCGCGCCCGAGATCGTGCTGTAGCGCGGCGCGAGACCGTTGAAGCGCTCGGCGAAGACGGTCGTGTCGCCGTAGAACAGCGTCTGCGCCATCGTCTCGTTCATCGCTTCGAGGAAAGCGTTGGCTTCCGAGAGGCGGAACGAAGCGCTATTGCCATTCAGGTTTGCGGCCTTCACGTCGATTTCGTTGCGCGCTTCGAGCATGCCGCACGCTTCGTCGACCTGTGCGCGCGTCGACTTGCTGGCCGGCACGCCGCCGTACATGCGGCGCCATACGACCGACGGCAAGCCGGTGCGAACCGTCGTGCGGTGACCAGTCGGAAGATTGCCTTCAGCCCAGGTGGCGTCGAGCAGGATCTCGTTGGTCTGGTTCAGCAGTTCGACCACATCGGCAGTCGTGCCGTTCGGGTCGAGCGATTTCGCTACGTCGAGCAGCGTGGGATTCTTGGTGCCAAGTACGGCCATGATGTGCGCCCCTTATTTCTGGTTCGGATAGAGACGGTTCTCGATCGGCGTATTGGCGCGATCTGCCTGCGCCGCTGCACCTGTCACGAGGTGGCCGTCCTCACTGATTGCCTTGCCTGCCTTGACCATGAACCGGACGACTTCCGGGTGATTGCCAAGGCCGCTTTGATTCAGCAGCGTTTTCAACGCAGGAGTACCGAACGAATCGAGCGCCTTCTTCGCGACGCCCAGGTTTTCCGGCAGCTTGTCGCCACCGATTTCCTTGTCCGTCGTGGTCTGTTCAGCCCACTCGGCGGTCATCGTTTTCTGCTGCTCGATCAGCTGCGCCGCGAACCCTTGCGCCTGTTTGGCGCCAAGATCTGCGACACGCTGCGCCTGCTCCTGCGTCAAGCCGAGTTCCTTCGCCGTCGTCTTCAACTCGTCCAGCAATTCGCCCTTGAACTCCACACCTTCGGGCAGCTTGAATTCGTAGACGACTTCCTTTGCGGCTTCGACCGGTTTGTCTTCCGGTTTCGCTGCATCGGCTGGCTTTGCTTCGGCGCTCGTTGCCGGCGTAGTGCTGGCTTCGGGCGTTGCCGCCTGGCTCTGCGATGCATCGGCGGGGCTTGCCGTCGTGCTGGTCGCGTCTGCCGGTGCCGCCTGGCTATCAGTGATGGGGTCAGCCATTTGGTTTTTCCTTTACCTGCGCTTCAGTCGCCATCTGCGCGTAGAGTTCGAGGCCGCCTTCGATCGAATGGATCTGAGCCATGAGCTTTAGCGCAATGCTGCGTTTGCCTTCGTTGAAAATCGACCAGTTCGCATTGCCGTCGAACGACTGCTGGTACAGCCTTGCGTCGCCGAGCAGGCGCCACATGAGCCGACGGCCGCGTTTGCCGCTCATGAGCCAGCGGATATCGTCCATCTCGACCGCGGCTTCGAACTTCGACTGCTCTTTAGCAGTACTACGCGCCACGTCCAGGGCCGCGAGATCAGTCGGATTAAAGTCGTCGGTCATCGTGAGCGGAGAATAAGGGCACGGGTTTGAGGTATGGTTACGGTCACCCGTACAGGCGATTGGCGATGTCGGGCTTGTCCGCGTCATCGTCGGTGGTGGACAGCGACATGTCCGTGATCTGCAGCGAGATGCTGGTATCGGTGTCGTTCTGGTTCGCGTACTGGCTCGTGCTGCACACTTCGGCCTTGGCTTCGATGTAGAACACCGCGCCGACCTTCGGCAGATTGGCCGGATCGAGCCCGAGCTTGGCGAACAGGTCGTCGTCGTCGAGGCAGATCGTCAGACCGTACGGATATTGCGGGCCGCCGTCTTCCTGGTCGTCGCCCAGCATCGTTTCGGCCTTGGCTTCTGCCGGCGTGAGTTTCATCGAGATCATTGCGGGCCGCCTGTGTATCCGGAAAGGTTGCTCATGACATCGGACAGCGCATTGCTTGCGCCACCTTGCGTGGGTGCCGCTGCGGCGGTCTTCGCTGTCTCTGCGGCCTGCTGCATGGATGCCTGCTGCTGGGCCTGTGCTGCGGCCTTGGCGCGCGCCTGTCGTGTGGCGTCGCGCTGGTCAGGATCGACATCGAGTGCCGGATCGGTGCCGAGCGCGTCGGCGTACTGTTCGTACCAGCCGTCGGCGTCGAAGTTGTCGAGCACGGTCGGCGGTTGCTGCGCGGCGAGTTGCATCTGCGCGATGCCGTTCAGCGCGATCGTGAACTTGTCGATTGCGTTGGTGCCGATCTGTTTCTGCGCCTGCGCGAGGATCGAGACGAACTCAACCTGCAACTGCACGCCGGCAAGTTCCGGCGGGGGTGGCGGCAGCAGGCCCGCTTCGACGATGATGTCGAATGCGGCGTCCACCAGCGGCTTGAGCAGTTCATCGTGCAGTCGTTCGATCACCGGCCCGAGCATCAGCATCTTTTCTTCGTGCAGTTCCGCGACTTCCGTCGCCGTCATGTTCGCGTTGGTGTTGTTCGCGAGCATGAGGAACAGATCCTCGTAGAAGATCATCTTGATGCGCGCTCGAACGTCCTGAATGTCTTGCAGCAGGTAATCCAGACGCAGGTTGACTTCGAACAGCGAGCGGATGCCACCGTTCGGCGAGGCCGAATCGGCGTATGAGATGCCGCCCGGCAACGTATCGATGTCGTGATTTTTCAGCGAAGTCGGCACCTGAATCGGTGGCTTCGTCATGTAGTCAATCGCCTGGCCCTTGCGCAGTTGCTCGTGCTGCAGCTGGCGAACATCGCCCAGCGCGTCCATCCCCGGCCCGTTGCCGTAGATGTCGCCGCCGTAGGTCGACCAGCGCGGCACCACGGCGCGGAACTTCTTGAAGCCCGACACGGATAGCAAAGCGTTGTCGCCGCCCGTCGTGCCCATGTTCGAACTCTGCTGCGAGTCCGACGACCCGCCGAGTTCGAGATACGTCGATGTCCACGCCATGTTGCGCGCGTCGGACTTCGACGGGTCGCGGTCTTCGTTCGGCTCGATGCAGTGGATCACCGTGCGCCACACATCCAGATTGCCAGTGTCGTACATGCTCCGGCAGTTGTCGCTCACGTTCTCGTAGCCGAATTGCTTCACGAGCTGGGCGACGGTCTTCTGGAATTCGCGATAGAGCGTATCGACTTCGCCGCGATCACTGGTCGAGATGCAATACTCGCCGGCCGTCAGCGGGTACATGCGGATCACGTCGTCGTAGTCGGTCATGATGATCGCCGCCGCCGTGCCGAATGCGCCGATTTCCTCGTACATCGAGTGCAGCGAGCGGTACACGTTGGAGCGGTTGAAGATGTCGAGAATCAGCTTCGTGACATCCGCGCACCACGTCTTGACGGGCTTCTTTTTGTTCAGGTCGTCATACGGCGTCTTGAGCGCGATCCACGGCCGCGCGGGCGACGTGGCGCCAGCCATCAGCCCGGCGCCGAGCACGCGCAGCGATTTCGTGGCCGTGCTGTCAAAGATCTGCTGGTTGCGCCGGTTGCCGCGGTTGCGGTCTTCCACGAAGAAGCGGCCCGCGCGCGGCAGCAGGACATTGCTGATGTCCTTGTACTCGCGAATCCACGACGACCGTTCATTATTCAGCGCGTACCAGCGTTGCAGAATGAGTTCCTTGCGCGTCTTCACCGGCTTCGCATTGCCGCCCGATTGACTCGGTTTGTCGGCGGTTGCGTCCGGTGGCGCGGCCTGGTCGTTGGTCAGTAGCGTTGCCACTTAGCTGCCCAGCAACGTATTGCCGCCCAGTCCCGCGCCACCGAGATTCAGTGCGGAATTGGCGACACCGCCCGAACCGGTCAGCAGCGTGGATGCCGGGCCGCTGTTCACGCCGGCCGCAGCGGGCGTGCCGCCTGCGTTCAGGCTCGACGTGTCAGCGGGCGTGGATTTCTGTGCGGTGCCTGCGGCCTTCGTGGCCTGGTCCGTAGCTGCTGCGGCCTGGCCTGCTGCGCCGCGTTGCGCTGCGGCCTGCTGGTTAGCCTGCACGTGCGCGGCGACTGCGCCTGCGGCAGCAACGCCCACGCCGATAGCTGCAATAACTCCGCTCATGCTTTTTCCCCTGTGATCGTGACGTGGCCCGGCGTCCACATGAGCAGTTCCGGTTCGTCGGTGAAGTCGTGCTCGGCTTCGAAGACTGATTGCGCATTGCTCGGCAGCAGCATCGTCATGTGCACATCGCTGTGCGTGCGAAAGATCTGCTTGCGCCCGGCACTCCCCGGCAGCACGTTGAAGCCCGTCAGCCGTACCGACGTGGCGCCAGTGAAAACCGTGACATCGCCCTGCAGCACGAGCACCGTCGCGCGGGCCATGACCACGCCCGATACCACCGTGCCGGCGGGAACGTGCGCGGTGCGCGCGTACATGCCGCCGTGGAGCAGGTGATCGATGCTGATTTCTGCCTGCGGATGCGCGAGCATCGCGGTGTCCAGATCGCGCAACGCGACAAGGGTCTGCGCATCCGGCGCGACGAGTGCGGCGATTGTGGTGAGTTCGTTCATTGCCCGAACCCCTTGAAGTACAGGCGGTTCGTCGGGCGGTAGCCAACACGCGGGAGGATCACATCGAGCCTGCTTTCGCAAGGTGCGCTGATCATCAGGCCCAGGGCGCCGCGCTCTTTCACGATCTGCTCTGCAAGTTCGCGGATTCGTGTGCCCACGCTGCCTTTGCGGCCGTGCTCTGCAACGAAGAACGAGATCAGGCAACCGATCAGCTTCGAGTAATGCGGCAACACCGACAGCGTGATCACGCCGAATCCGACCGGCACTTCGCGGTATGCGCCCACGTCCCATGCGCCGATGCATACCGCAACGCCTGCGGCTTCCATTGCCCGGTACGCGTCGGCGTCAACCTTCGGCTCACCGAACTCCGACATGCGCCCCGACTCGGCGGCGTATTCCGCACACAACGCGTCGAAGCCCGCCGCACTGGCGAGATCGTCGAACGTGCATTGGCGGATTGCGATGGTCATGGGCTCTACGCGTACGGGTTGTGCTCGCCACGGTTGCGAGGCATCGAATATGCGTACGGATCGTATTCGGCGTGTCGCGCGGTATGGTTACGCGTAAGGTCAGCCAGCTTGGGCGTGTCGATCAATGCGAGCACGTAAGCAGATGCCCAATCAGGGGACCGCTTGATGCGCTTCTCGATGTCTTCGCGGGATTCGACCTGGACTGTTTTGCCCTGCACGCGCCACTTGGGGGCGCACAGATCGGCCGCGAGACGCTTGTCAGGGGGTAGGGCTATGCCGTTGTTCGCGAGCGGGTCCAGCGCCTCGCGCATGCGCCACCACAGTTCGGTGCGCAGGTTGAAGAACCGCAGCTTGCCCGACTTGTCCACACCGCGCGCAGCTTCCGACACGTTCACGCCGTACACCTGAACGCTCATCTGGTTCAGGAAGTCATACGGCGACGAGCCAACACCGATCACGTCGATGTGGATCGGTGCGCCGTCGCGCAGCGCGGCGATCGTGTAGCCGGCCACGGTCGGGCCGTCAGGCGTCGCGCTGCCGGGCTTGACGATCGCTTCGTCGAACCACATGCCGTGGCGGCGCGCGATGATCGTGTTGTCACGCCCGCCGCGCGCCACGTCCACGCCCATCGAGTCCATAGGCGGTTTGGCTTCGCGCTTTTCCCACCGAGCCATTGCGATATCGACCCACTCGGTCGGGATCAACTGCATTGCGTCGTCTTCCATGCCTGCCTCGAATGAGCCGTACAGCATCTGCGAACGCAGTGGTTCAGGCAGCGCCTGGAGTTGCGACACGTAGTTCGTGCCCACCAGGTGCGGGTTGTCTGTCACGCGTGAGGGAATGAACGTGCGCGAGCGCGGTATCACGAGTTCGCCACCGTGCTCGAACGGCGTGCTGTCTGCGACTTCGATATCGTGGCCGTCGACCGTGGCGAACCAGCGTAGTTCACCCGGCACGGCGCGCTTGCCGGGGTACTTGCGATCGAGCCAAGGTGCGAAGAACTCGATCAGCCAGCGGCCCTCTGCGGATGAAGGCGGGTTGAACGTGAGCAGGGTCTGACACTTCTGCTTCGGGTCCGTGGTCCGGTTCCACGCCATCAGGAAGCGGATCTGTATTTGCGGGATCTCCGCGGCTTCGTCGTAGATGATCAGGTCGTGCGGGCGGCCGCGATACTTCTGCTCGTCGCCCATATTCGGCACTGAGCCGAACTCAACCTGCACATCGGGCAGGCGCCAGATCCCATCCTTCGAACTCCATCCATCGCGATTGCCGAGCAGTTCGCCCATACGGTCGACCATGCCGACGTGCTCGGTCCCGTTCTTCCGCACGACGATGCACTTTTTGTGCTGCGTCAGCGCCTTGCCAATCGCCAGATCGGTCTTGCCGCCGCCGGCCGCGCCACCGAATCCGATCACGTCGGCCGTGGACTCGTACGCCATCGTCTGCGGCCCCT